TTCACAGGTGATTCAACTTCAGTTGTTCAACCGTATTTAACAATTATTTATATTATTAAGACGTAGGAGAAATTATGGCAACAAACGCATCATGGACAGTAGTATTTGACGATAAGATGATCATTAAAAATCATGCAGAAGGTGCAGAATCAGGTGTTGGATATATAATACCAGATAATGATTTTTGGGGATTAGCTAAATGGTCGAATATTTGGGCTATCCAATATGGAACCTCTAACCCTAGTGATACTGTAGAGTACAGAGATCAAACTCCTCACTCTAGTTGGGAAGATGCTAACCTAGGAGACTTTCAAGATTTTATTGATAAATGGGATGCATCTCATTTATCTAAACTACAGTCTGATTGGGACGATGATAATGTAGATGATGAAACTGAAGAAGATAAAATCGCTAGATTAGGCGCTAGACCTACATCTTATTCATCTTAACCCACTGGTCTTAAATTCATCCAAGAAGTAATTATATATTTATCTCCAGATAAAGGGGAATTTCCTCTATGAACATAAGGAAACCCTGCAGGCCAAATAACTATTCTACCTTTTTTAGGTTGTACTCTTTTTGAAAAATGTAAAAATTCTGTTTCACCACCTTCTTCAACATCATTTAAATATACACTATATACAAAAGCCCTAGGTTCATTAGCAAAACCTGTTGAATGTTCTACGTGCCACACATGATAACCCTCTGTAGGTCGTGTTTTCTGTAATTTTAATTGTGTAAAATAAAATTTGCCATCCGGATAAACTCCATCAGCACCTGTTTCTTTTATGTAATGATTAAAAGCCATATCAAAATTAACAATTAAAGATTTTAATTCTGTCCACCATACATCTATATTATGCATGTCACTAAAATATTGCATATCTTTTTTTTCTACAGACATTGCATTTTCAAATTGTCTTCTATCCATGGTATTATTAAATTTTTTTTGATTTTCAAATAACTCTATGGCTTTATTACATTCAGCTTCTGTTATGTAATTATCGTATATACCAATAAAATTTTCTATGTGTTGTGTTTTTTTATCCATTCTATCTTTCTTTATACCATGCCGCTATGGTATATCTAGGTTCTTCTTTAACTGGCATTACTCCATGCCAATAACGCATTCCATTAAAAAATAATGCTCTTCCTTTTTTTGGTTGCACTACAGTGCCTTCTTTAAAATAAGTTTTGCCACCCTTATAATTATCATTTAAATACATTATTGAAGCATAGACTGTTTCAGGGCTTGTATCATCTTGATGTAAACCCTGTAAAAGATTTGGTTCCCATTTAGTAAGGTTTATCCAATCTATTTTACACTTTTGATCTTTAACATGATTATTTATTTTATCAAATAATTCACTAAATTCTTTACATTCAGTAATATCTATATCTACTAAATTTCCATTGTTTACTTTATGAGTTTTTCTTAATGATTCATTTTTTTCAAAATAATTTATAAAATAATCACAAAGTTCATCAGATAAAAATTCATCAATTATTTCAATTTTGTTTCTCATATTTTAATAGGAAGGGTATAAAAAACAATTAATAGCATATCTTGTTCCACTTTTAACAGGTTCGGTGCCATGAATCCAAATAGGTTCAGCGGGAAAAAACAAAGCATCTCCTGTTTTAAAAGTTAACGTTTCTCTTCCGTCAAAAAATCTAAATTCACCGCCCTCATAATCTTCATTTAAATTAAAGGTACAAGACGCTCTCATTTGAGGACTTACATCAGAATGATCACCAATAAACTCACCTGTTTTGTATTTAAGTATTCTAACGTTTTGTGTTTCAGTAACATAGTCCATATTAAATGTAGGACATATATTTTTTTGAATATGTAAAACATAATTTGTTATCATAACAAACAAATATTTTTTAACTATGGCTAGAGGTTTTTTAAATTTATCATCTACTAAACAAAGTCGAGAAAGATTTATACAATTAAAATTATCTTTCTCCACAGCATTAGATTTAAATTTATAACTTTGCTCTGTGCCAGAGTACAACTTTTCGTTTTCATTATAAAAATCAATAAAGTAATCACAAACAATTTTAGGCATTAATCCATCTATACGATATTTTAAATCACCTATTTTATAGTCAAAAGACATGTTTTATTTTCTCTCTTTCCTTCCTTAAAAAACTAATATATAAGCTATTATATGCTACAGAAATTAAAATTCAAGCCAGGTTTTAATAAACAAGATACAGAATCAGGGGCCGAAGGTCAGTGGACTGACGGCGATTTTGTTAGATTTAGATATGGATTACCTGAAAAAATAGGTGGTTGGTTACAATTAACCGCGGCTAATAAAACATTACCTGGTGCTGCTAGAGCACAAGTTGCATTCTCAAGTTTTGCAGGTGAGAAATATTCTGCTATCGGAACGTCTCAAGGTTTATTTTTATATTATGGTAATGACTTTTATGACATTACTCCTTTAGATACAGCGATTACTGGAGGCACATTAACAACTGTTAATGCATCAAGAACTGTAACCATTAATAAGGGTTCTCATGGTTTAGAAGTTGGACGATATGTAACTCTTTCATCAGTAACTGTTACAGGAGCATCAGATTTCACAGCAGCAGAATTAGAACAACCATACGAAATATTAACTGTACCTGATATAGATAAATTTACGGTTCAAGCTTCACGTGCTGAAGGAGGAACTGGCATGACTGCTGCAGGTGCAGTGACTGTTAATCCGTATGTTGAAGTTGGACCGACAACACAAACAACAGGGTTTGGTTGGGGCACATCAACTTGGAACACATCTACATGGGGAACAGCTAGAGCTACAAGCTCTGTAATTCTAGATCCAGGAAACTGGAGTCTAGATAACTTTGGTCAAGTTTTAGTTGCAACTATATTTAATGGTAAAACTTTTACATGGAATGCTGGCGCTGCAAATGCTAGAACAATTAGAGCATCGCTAACTACATCTAATTTTCAAACTACTAACAATCCTACAGCAACCAGATTTACATTGGTGTCAGATAGAGACAGACACTTATTTCATTTTGGAACGGAAACAACTATTGGTGACGCAACAACACAAGATCCGATGTTTGTAAGATTTTCTAATCAAGAAGATTTAAATACATACACACCAACGGCCACCAACACTGCAGGTACATTTAGATTAGATACAGGTAATGAAATAAGAGCGGCACTTCAAGGTAAAGACTATGTGTTTGTTATAACCGATCTTGCTGCTTATGTTATTCAGTTTGTTGGTCCACCATTTACATTTAGTGTTAGACAGGTTGGTACAAACTGTGGATGTATTTCTCAACACGCAGCAACCTTTGTTAATGGTGCTGTGTTTTGGATGGGATCGCAAGGTGGATTTTTTGTATTTGATGGTACAGTAAAATCATTACCATCATTAGTAGAAGATTTTGTATTTAGCACAGATGGAGATAATCTTGGATTAAATTTTAATGCAAGAGATGTTATCTTTGCAGGGTCTAATAATTTATATACAGAGGTAAACTGGTTTTATCCAAAAGATGGATCTGGTCAAATAGATAGATGTGTAACGTACAATTATTCTGAAAATTGTTGGACAACCTCATCCTTAGATAGAACAACATATCAAGATCAGAGTGTATTTGATAATCCTTATGCTACAGATTACGACGATACATTGACACCAGTATTCCCTGATATATTAGGAATTACAAATAAATATGGTGCTAGTATTTATTACGAACACGAACAAGGAACTGATCAAGTTAACAGCACAGCAACAACAGCTATACCTGCATTTATAAGATCAGGTGACTGGGACATTACCAATAGACAAAGTTCGTTAGGTGGATCAACCGGCGTTGCTGATTATAGAGGAGATGGTGAATTCTTTATGGCTGTTAGACGATTTATACCTGATTTTAAATACCAAACTGGTAACGCTAAAGTGACTTTATTAGTTAGTGCATATCCAGACGATGTGGCTGTAAGTTCTCCACTTGGACCCTTTACAGTTACGTCAACAACTGATAAG